CAAAAACTTAGAGATGCGCTATCGTCAATTGATAAGCATCTTTGTTTGAAAATGGAACGATTAGATAAAAACTTTGAATCTCCGTTTGCCAACTCTGGAAACAAGTTTTACTGCGACACGTTTGAGGCCGAATCGTATAGCTGGGATGATGAAGTAGATCAACCCTGGAACTTCAAATGGCGCGATATTGAGGTTAGTTGGTACAAGTATTTTGGCAGGGGAATGAGCGTCAACAAAAATGTATCTGATAAAGAAATTGAAGAAATGCTGGATGAATGCCATAAGGCGATTGATCAATACGAATTGAGGATAAAATGACCGAATGCCTAACTTGCCGTTATTGGGCGCGTCACAAAGATAAGCTGATTGGCACGTGTACGCAGCTAAACGAGTACCGCTTTCAGCATGAGCACCCGACCGCGTATTGCCACTACGTGTTTGGCGAGGATAGACCGGCGTGCAAAGACCGGCGGCTGTATTATAGCTTGCCAGAGATGGAGGCGAAATGACAGACGTTAGCAGAACTATATACTCAGGCGATTGGGAACTTTACCCGCGCAATGGTCGGGTCGAAATCCAGGATACCACGCACGCGAAGATCGTGCTGACAGACGCGGAGGCGCTGGAAGTCTGGCGCGTGCTGAACAAGTGGGTTGAGCGGAATGCGGAGGTGGAATGAAAATCATCCGATGTGAAAGGTGCGGCAAAATACTTTTTTATGTGAACGATGATGGCACGGCGGCAATATCACGTGGTGTTTGGGTTAGCAAGATCGACGGCGTGTGCGAGTGCGGGCACGGGTTCCACTACTCCGTGACGGACAGACTGCTTGAGCGGATAATCGAGCGGTATAACGAACACAAGGCGGTTGTCGCCTGACACTTTTTACTAACAACTAAATAGCTTAATCGGATTGCAGCCCGTCTTTTACACGATTTGTGTAATGGACGGGCTTTTTTGATTCATCGCTTAGGAGGCGAAATGGAACTTGAATGGTATGAGATAGACGACCTGTTTGACAGCGAGGATATGGAAAGCATAGAGCGCAAGATTGACTTTGAGCGACTGCTATCCACGTTGAGCGAGCGAGACCGGCGCATTGCGGTGCTGTATGCGTTTGGGCATACGCAGGAAGAGATTGGTGCGATTGTGGGGCTTACACAGCGCAGAATTGGGCAAATTCTACAAGAAATTTCTAAAAGGGGTGAAAAAGTGGCTGTAGTTAATAGAGGACAACTATGAATATTAAACGCTGTATTTGCGGAAAAGTTATTACGAGAAACTTTGATCTTTGCGACAAGTGTTTGGCTGAATATGGTGCTGATCGCAGTAAATGGGATGAATGGCTCGTTTTTATGGTTGCAGACCTGAAGCGCGAATACCGGCAACAAGCAATCATTGACGAACGCGAAATCCCATTTTCAGAATTAGGAATTTATTAGGCTATCGGAGGCTTGAATGGAATTTGACGTAACAATTTTAGGAATCGTGATCGGAATGATGGTACTGGCTAACCGGCTTGTGGCAATGTTAGTCACGCCGGTGTTTGACAAGTATGGCTGGGATAAGTTCTGGCTGGCTTATCCGGCCTGGATTCTATCGGGCGTGTTCGTGTGGTTTACCGGCGTGAACTTGTTTGCTTCGTTCATTCCGAATGCGCTTATCGGTCAAATTCTGACTGCCATTGTTGCCGGGGGTGGGTCAAACTTGCTCCACGATCTTACCGACAAAACGGACAGTCTTCTGCCTATCTTCGAAGGCATCAAAGAAGACGAGGCTGTTGGATGACGGGCGGCGATTGGGTCGCTCTTATAGGCATATTCATCGGCGGCGGCGGGCTTGGCGGGGTAATCGTCAATGCGGTAGCTAATCGGAAGAAGGTCGCCGCTGATTGCGTTGCAACGCTGTCACAGGCTTACGAGACGCGCATCAATGCGCTGAATAAGCGGGTGGACGAGCAAGCCGCGAAGGTTGATTTATTGGAGGCGCAAGTGTCGGGCTTGCGCTCTGCATTATCAGACAGGGAAGCACTTATTGTGAACTTACAACAGGAAAATGCTGATTTGCAGACGCAGGTCGATAAGTTGAGCAAGATAGTCAACAACAAAGACAAGCGCATCCGTGAACTTGAAAAGCAGGTAGCGGAACTGACCGCGCGCCTTGACGCACTAATATCGCCTGATACTCAGACGGGATGTGAGGACTAATGGACGGAGAGTACGCATTGCTATTGGCACGTCTTAGGGCGGTCGAGGCAGAGATCGCTGCGTTACGGGAGCGGCTGCAGGAACTTGAGAACGATCTACAAGAGACGTGGCTTGGCGGAACTGATTAAATGGCGAAAATAAACTGGACATTGCAGACCTTCAATCTTGATGAATTGACGGATTATTACAAGAACCCGCGTTCGTTGACAGAGAAGGAATTTAAGCAACTAAAGACTTCGCTGGATAAATTCGGCATGATTGACAAGCCGATTGTCAACCTGGATTCTGCCAATACCATCATCGGCGGTCATCAGCGAAAACACGTGCTGGAATCTACCGGCGTAAAAGAGATTGAATGCTGGATTCCTGACCGCGAGCTAACGGAGCGTGAAGTCGAGGAGCTTAACATCCGCCTGAACAAGAACACCGGCTCGTGGGATTTTGACGTGCTGGCGAATGAGTTTGAGCTTGACGACCTGCTGGAATGGGGCTTTAGCGAGAAGGAGTTGGAGATTCATCCTGACATCGATTTTGACGAGTTCGACGGTGAAGGCGATGGCGGTGGCAGTCGAATGATGAACGGCGATAAGGTGAGAGTGGTCTTAGGTGCGCTCATGTTCGACATTCCCGACCCCGACCATTCGATCTACAAGCTCACTGAAGAGGCAGATGAGGATGACGTCAGGGATAAGCTGCTTAGCCTGATCGCTATGGGAGAGCTGCCGTGAAATACGCCTTCCCACAACTGGACAGCAAAACCAGGTTCCAGACTTACAACATCGTCGCAAGAACACTGTTAACCAATGGGCATTCTGTCACGCCCGATATTGAGGATGACAGCGACGCGGTATTGTTTTCAGCCTGCGACGCACTGGACATGGTTCAGCTTAGGCAGTTGATGAAAAAGACAGATAAGCCAATTATCTTGGGTGGCTCTTATGCTTTCAACTTTTGGTCTGCAAGTACGTTCGCAGATATTGTCTGGATTGGTGAGGTGTTCGAGTTTGCGGAACTCAAAACGCTTGCTGACATTGCCGACCATCGCAGCGCTTACACTGGCACTCCCAAACAGTTATTCGCAAGCCAGCGGATAGATTGGGAGAGAGTGCCTATTACGCAGATAAGCAAGAATAAGTGTTACTACTGGGGCGGCGTGGGCTGCAAGAACAAATGCAGGTTCTGTTTCACATCATGGACTCACAAACATCAGGTTAACTCTAACGCGCGCATTTCAAGCGCGATAGCGACTGCCAGAAAGCGTGGTATTCACCTGATGATCTCCGCTAACGAATATACGGATGATATAGACGTGAAAACGAAAGACATGTTACTTCGCGACTATATCAAGAAGCCTGTTAAAGGTGCGTTGGTGCGCTTGGGCGTTGAATTCGCGACGGAGCGGGTGAGAGAGAAGATCGGCAAGCCGATTACAAGAAACGAGCTATTCGCAGCGATACAGAAGATGAATGTGGACAACGTCGCTTTGAAGTTGTTCCATATTGCGGGATATGAAAGTCGGGACGACTGGGAACAATACATTCTGGACTTGTGCGAGATGGTAACACGTTCGCCTAATAAACGACTGCTTCATCTCGAGTTCAACAATCTGCAATATCAGAACTACACGCCACTTTATCGGGAACGGCATTCAATCGACCCTGACAAGTATATCGACATAAGCACAACCAAACGATGGTTCGATATTCTAAGACAGCATTCAAGCCATGTTCTGGTTGGCGCGCCATCCCCGTTCAAGCACGTTGCGAGTCGGATGGTGATAGAGCTTGGCACGACCCGAGAGATTGTTAATTCTGGTCTCACAATGCTGGCGCGGAAAGGCAAGCACACGAATGAGGAATATTACAAATTATTGATTGACAGCGGCGTTTTGAACACGCCCGCTTATGCGCTTAACTTCCAGACGGGAGAGATAAAAAGACGGGCTGAATCTGACCACATAGGAGTTGACAATTGAGCGAGCAGAATACGCCAACACGTGCAGACGTGATTGCGATGAGACGTGAGGCAATCGCAGCAATGCGGGCACGCGGTCTTACGTTGCGTCAAATTCGCGAAAATCTCAAGAAACTTGACCCGCCTATCGAGGTGTCTCACGGCACAATTAGCCGAGATGTTCAGATCATCCGCGCAGAGTGGAAACAAAAAGCGATCGAGAGTATCGACGAGTGGATAGCGAGCGAACTTGCGGACTTGGATGAGCTGGAAAAACAGGCGTGGCGCGAAAAACGCTACGACCTCATCCTAAAGATAAAAGACCGGCGCGCTAAGTTACTTGGCTTGGATAAACCTATGCGCACGGAGTTAACCGGCGCAGACGGTGCGCCCGTGAAAATAACGATCAGATGGGATGGGGAGCGCGATGTTAGCTGAAGTTGAGATCGCAGCCGATTTGCATCCAGGGCAGCTTGAGGTACACAACTCTCCAGCGCGGTTCAAGGTGCTTGCCGCTGGGAGGCGGTGGGGCAAGACGCGCTTGGGTGTGAATGAATGCTTGGATGTGGCAGCGCAAGGCGGGCGGGCTTGGTGGGTGTCACCGAGTTACAAGACCAGCGAAGTTGGCTGGCGACCATTGCGGCAAATTGCGCGCAAGATACCGAATGCAGAGGTCAGGCTGGTGGATAGGATGGTTACACTTCCAGGTGGCGGGTTTGTGGCTGTTAGATCAGCAGACAATCCCGACTCGTTGCGCGGTGAAGGGCTGGACTTCGTAGTTATGGACGAATGCGCGTTTATGCAACGCGAGGCATGGACGGAGGCGATCCGACCAGCTTTATCTGACCGGCTTGGCAAGGCATTATTTATCAGTACTCCGAAAGGGCGTAACTGGTTTTGGGAAAATTATCAACGCGGCATAAATGGAGAGCAAGGCTGGCAGTCATGGACTTATTCAACTTCGACCAACCCGTTCATTGACAAGGGCGAGATCGAAGCGGCAAAGCGGGACTTGCCTGAGATCATCTTCCGGCAAGAATACCTAGCGGAGTTCGTGGATGATCAAGGCGGCGTGTTCCGCCGCGTACAAGAGGCTGCCATTCTGGAGCCGCAAGATCCGCAGGCGGGCAGACAGTATGTTGCCGGCGTGGATGTGGCTGCGAGCGTAGACTTTACTGTTGTCACGGTGCTGGATGCGGAGAGCAAAGAGCAAGTGTTTATGGATCGCTTCAACCGCGTGGATTATCCGGTGCTGATTAGCAGGCTTGAGTCTGTTTACAAGCGATATAACCTGAGTTCCATGATAGTTGAGAGCAACAGCATTGGCAGGCCTGTAATTGATGAGCTTGTGGCACGGGGCTTGAATATTGTACCA